TCCAAACGTATGGCCACCGCTGTGGCTTGGTCTTTTGCCATTCCAAATCTCGCCATAAACTTTGGGATCGCTCTCTCGATTCGATTGTGGGCGCTCCGATCGCTGGTTGGAATAAATATATTTTGGGCCATCATCTTCTCCATTGGGATGACAATCACATGGATCACATCCACAGACTACACAACATTCATATCTCATCATACATCATCATTTTGGTTGGTTCATAAACTCGACACAATCAATGACCAAATCTGTCATGGATTGAGATGTCATGTCACCAATACACTCGATGATCCATATCCAATCATCAAATCTCAACGTGTTCTCACCATTGATGATCCGGTATAGTTTACGGATGTGAATCCCACTATAATCGCTCAAATTGATGATGGTCACCATATTGGGATCCAACTGGGAGCGAATCCACTCTCCAAATGTGTGTTGGTGTCTCGACATGTCCACAACATAACACAATCACGATGATGGTGGTGAGATTGTTTTCTCACACGTTTTCACACCAGTTTCACACGTGGTCAAAACTGGTATGATCTCGACACTGTTGGGATACTTCATCAATCGAGTGGGTGATTTTCCACAAATCAACGCTCTGGAGTATATACCCCTATACCCCCATAGGTATAAAAAGTTTAGAACAAAAAAAGTGTGTTTTTTAGTGTATATTATTCTATCCCCTCGACACTGTGGGATTTGTAGGATTTTCGCCACGTGTGAAATACGTGTGAAACTGGTGTGAAATACGTGTGATATTGGCGTGAAACTGGTGTGAATTTTAGACCGGATGTGGCCATATATATCAAAAATAGACGTGATATATCAAAAATAGACGTGAGGTATCAAAAACAAATAAGTTATCCACACCTGTTGATAACTCTGTGGATAACTTTTTGGAGCCTGTTGATAACTCTGTGGATAACTTATATGTACTCGTCACTCTCGGACTCGGACTCATCCTCAATCATTTGGGACTCCTCCATATATGTCAACGTCCTCAACACACATTGAATCACTCGAAGTGTTTGGGGATGTTCATGGTGCTCGTCAAACTCCGCGCCATCAATGGTGAATTGGACCATCATGACTGGATCATCCTCATCCCAGACATATCCAATCCCCTCATGGTGGACATATATCAAATCCAATGACTCGATGGACGTCTCAAAGTGTGTGGCGGCGGCTATTGGATCGATCACCGTATTGGTGTCAATCCCTCTCATCATCATTTTGACGAGTTGGACTATTGATTGACTCATGGTCATAACATATCATAACTTATCAACACCTGTGGATAACTCTGTGGATAACTATAAAAGCCCCCAGCGGTTCGACCGTTGGAGGCTGTGGATAACTTTGTGGATAACTTTTATTTGGACTTTTTCCATACTCGTCTTGAGCCACGCCGCTTGGATTCGTATCCCAGTTGGGCCATGATGGCCGCGATCCGTTTGGCGTTCCCAGTGTGGGAGATGTGGAGTGGAATATCCATCGCCTCAACGATGTCGCTGGTGGATGTGTCAATCGTCCCCTCGTCACGATCGGTCATGATTTTGTGGACTTTATAGGCCCATGGATCATCGACTAGGTACGCGGTTTGGTAGTCTTTGAGCACTTCCTCAAACTCCTCATCCAACCACCATTTGACTCCTTGTTTGTAGTAGTAGATGGCCTCACTCCAAATCTGTTCTCGATGGGTTTGGAGATACTGGAGATTTATTTTTTTGAGGATCTTGAAGATCCAAAACCGGCGCTCTGGACCATCATCCATGAATTGATAGTTGTTGGTGGAACCCACAAAACATGTCCGGCGCTTTCTTTTGACTGGTAACTTCCCATAGGATGGACGATACAAATCCTCACTCGTGGTGATGAATTGTTTGGCGACATCGGCGCTCTTTCCTTGTAAGTCTTTGAGTTCGGCCAACTCCCAAATCCACATCCCGGCTTGATGGATCTTCTCCAGCGCGTCCTTTTTGCCAATAGGGAGATCAGCGCGTGAGAAATACTGACCGGCCATGATCTCCATCAACATGGATTTTCCAACACCTTTGGGACCCACCATGATTGGCATAGTGTGAACGTGACAACCGGGATCATATATTCGAGCCACAAAAGCGATCCACATCAACGCGCTCATCCGTTGGATCAATGGACGATACTCATCCAATGTCTCACAATTCAACACGTCCTCGGCTAGATTCTCAATACGTCCAACGCCATCCCACGCCGGGAGAGACTCCAACCAATCTTTGATTGGTGTGTGGATACGAGTGTGGGCAACTCTCAACACCGCTCCCTCAAGCGACTTGTTCCCAACGGTGTAACGATACCGGATCTCCATATCGAGCGCCATCTCCTCAATCACCGCGTCACTCACCATGGATCCACGCCACAACACTTGATCGGCGTGTTCCCAAAAGACGAGATCCGAGTATTTTGGATCATTCTCCAAAATGATGTTGGTGTTGATACGACATGTCTTTGGAATCACTGGTTTTTTGAGGTTGCCATGTTCATCGTATTGGGGTTTGGGCTTTGACAGTTTGTCCCAAGTGGCCACATCGGCTCCCATTGGGAGAGTTGGATCAACTGTGGACTCCACATCATCCACCATACGAATCCCCAATGTTTTGGCCATCTCCAGCAGTCTCTCACGAGCCTCTTTTTGTTTGTCTGTTGTCATTCTTCTATACTCCGATTTTGATATGTTTTGATTGTTGGTTTGGTTGTTATGAGTTCGATTGATTTGATGAGGAACCTCAACTCACCATCATCATCATCCATGACCGCGGCCGCGATTTGTTGGAGACGAGAGATTTTGAGATTGTCTGGATGGCGACACCAGCCATAAACGGTCACCGTTGACACTTCCACCTCATCGGCTAGGTTTTGGACTGTGATGTCTCGTTTGGCGATGACTCTCATCAACCACTCGCCCCATGGCGTTGAGTCCTTTGGAATACGTATATCATATATCATATATCACCATGGGAGTTGGAGTTGGATTTGATGACGTTGGATTCGATTGACCGCTCTGGAGACATAATCACCATCCACCTCAAAGGCTGTCAACTCATATCCCATATTGTGACACGCGATCCCATGAGAGCCACTTCCAAAATGGGTGTCAAGTATTTTGTCACCTTTGGTGGCGAATCTCTCCAAAATCCACTCGTACAAACGGACCGGTTTTTGAGTTGGATGGATCTTCCCACCTGTTCGGTTGTCATATTTGAACAGTGGAGCCGGTTTGGAATATGATGTCCACGCCATCTCCCATTGACTGAAGTTCTCCCATGGTTGACATTTATCCCACGCGATGACACAACGAGTGGGAGGGAGATCAAAATAGTTTCCACCCCAAATGATTTGGTTTTTGGAGACTCTCATCAACTCGTCAAAATACTCTTGATTGGGAGCGATGTCCCAGCGTTGGATCTTGTCATCTTGGTTGAGCGCTCGTTTGGCAAGTTTACCGGCTCCACGATAGGCGTTGGAGTTCCCCAATTGATATGGTGGATCAACGATGGCCAAATCAAAACAATCATCGCCCATCTCTCTCATGGCCTCAACACAATCTCGGTGGTGAAGTGTGATTTTTTCCAATGTATATGTTTTCATGTCAATGTCTCCAGTTTACCCCACCATCCACATGAGTTGACGTGGTTACATGATGGCCATTTTGTTGAGTTTGGGAGTGATGGATTGATCGAATAGAACACCGAGCGCCGGCCACATGATGGACACAAAATATATTTGATGTACTCTCCAGCGATACGACCACCGGCGTTGAGTCCAACACGTTGTCTCAACTGTGGATCCATCATAGCACTATCCAACGATTGAGGTTTTGATCGGTCGATTTGTGGACGTGGTTTGGGCTTTGGGAGTTGGATGTGGTCATACTTCAACTCCAATGGATTCTCGATCCAATACCCACTCCGATGATATTGGGATGGATGACATGGATGTGATTGTGGCCACTGTTTGGAGCCATCGTGACGAGCCATTTTGGAATCACGAGTCCATCCATATCGGAAATAGACACGAGCCATATCTTTGATCGCTTTGGTGTCCGGGACTCCCAATCCAACCACGTTCATCCACAACTCAAACGAGGCGCGCCAAATCTTCTCCCAATCGGATTTTGGCAACGGTTGAGCCAATGGGATGATGACACGATATTTTTGGTGTGTTGGCGAGTGTGAGGCGCTGGTGTGAGCGATTGTGGTCCAACCACGTTGAGCGAATAGTGACCAAACGTCAAACGGTGTGTCTCCATCGTCCATATCATAGACCAACATCGTGATCTGTTGAGCGTTGGAAGTCGAGCGCGTCCCATTGAATATGGTTGGACTCCACAATGAGAGACGTGATTTGTCCTCGATGGCTCGATGGACTGGTGTTGTGAGACCTCGACAAATAGACTCCACATCCATGGTGATCTTTTGGCCATTCCGTTGGTGGATGTTGTCGAATAGTGTTATACTATACTCGGACATGTTGTTTACTCCAATATTGTCTTGATTGTTAAATGGTTGAAGTGGAGAGGGGAGCCGGCCAGCGTCCCTCTCCTCTTTTTCGTTTAATGGATTGATTCTGACATGTCCACCAAAATGGTGTTGATGTCGCTCTGTTCCACTTTGGCCATGAGTCGAGCCAATTTGATGAATGTGTCCACGCTGGGGAGGCTTTGGTCATTTTGCCAGTTATGGATTGATTGACGTGTAACTCTCAAATAACTGGCCAACTGGGTTTTGTTCCAATCATACTCACTCATGATGTACTCCAAATAGGCTCCAAAACTGTCATGGCGATGGTGCTCCAGTTTTCTCCAATGGATCCACTGTTCAGCAGCTGTCATCGAATCAAAACGGAGATGATCATATCCACCATTGACAAAATACTTCCCCTCAAATGACCAATCTCCAATCTCGACGTCCCATTTGACATGGATCTCTCCAATGACATCTCCCTCGATGGTGATTTGTTCAAGTTGTGATTTGTGGATACGATTGGCGGCGCGGCCATAGTGTTTGATATAACTTCGTTCATTTTGTGTCATTTGGAGCCTCGAAAATGGTTTGAACAACGATGGATTGATAAATGGTCCAATGTTGGTCAAGTGGATATTGTTTGGTGATTTTGTTGACGATGATCATGATTTGGTTGTAGGTTGGTTCTACACCACCATAAATGATTCTGTTGAGTCGTAGAAAATGAATATTGGTCTCACGAGCCAAATCCATAACATCCCAACCTAACTCGTCCATGTATACTTTGATTTGTTCTCCAGTGGTCATGTTGTCTCCTTTGTCTTAAGTTTTTGAATTGCAAATTGATAGTGAACACAACATGACAAGATCGCGTCACAAATCAACGCGTTGAAGTCGTTTTGATCGCCACTTTTCAATCCATTGATATACTCACAAATGATGATCATGTTGTCTAGATGTGGTTTACAGTGGTTTGATTGACTGATTGTTCGATATGGGATTCCAGTTGATTTGGACAACTCCAATTTGGTGACGTTCAGAGCTCCCAGTTGGAGAGAGATCCATTGAGTGAATGTGATTGAGTTGGTCATTTTACACTCCAAAAACGTGGCAAATGAGAGCCATGAGAAGTGGACCGGCCATGAGAACAGCGCCAACCATGAGAGTCCCGGCGATGTGATTGATGATTTTGTTTGACATGATGTCTCCTTTGATTGTGGAGAGACCTTTGGTGGCCTCTCCGGTTGATTGTTGATTGATTATAAAAATGTTTTGATCCACTTTGTCCAATCCTTGAGGATTTTGGAGGGGATTTTGGTTCCATCACAAAAATGAGTTGTACCAACATCAGCCTCAAGAATATCCATATAATCAAATGTTATTTTGCCATGTACGTTGTGAGGTATAAAAACTCTCAACTCAACACTCATCGAATCGTCATCCAATAAATCTTTGACTGTCATGACACTCAAAAGATTTGAGAGTGTAAATTCTTTTGTTGATTCTGTACTTCCGGTATAGCCATTGTTTTCATCGTATTCTCCAAAGTAATACTCAAAAACCCATTCCTTTTGTGGTGCTCTTTTCATTTTAGACTCCATTGATTGTTGGTTTTGGACTTGTTGTCCATAATCTAAATGTAAAACATTTTTGTCAGTGTGTCAATATATTTGTACACTTTTATTTATTTATTTTTACTGACACCAAAATAGTCCCCATATCACCGGCACAACAAAAAACGTGATAAAATCATTTTGTAAACTTCTCACGTGGTGCATATATGAAAAACTCCAACTATCCCATCCACTTTGTTGACATTGAGACCACCCATTTTGATTGGACTGTGGGTGAGATCATTGAGATTTGTATATGGACGAGTCGAGATGGCGGCCAAACCATCTCCAACCGATACCACACATATATCCAACCAGAACATTTGGAGAGAGCCAATCCACGAGCGCTGGAGGTGAATGGATACACCGATGAGAGATGGTCCATGGCTCCCAAATGGGTGGATGTCTGTGATGAGATATTCCGTATTTTGGAATATGGAATCTTTTGTGCTCACAATGTCAATTTTGACTGGTATTGGCTCGACCATCACATCAAATCCACCAGCGGCCAAAAGATCACGTGGAGAAAACTGGACACTCAATCTCTCGTATGGGTCAATATACCAACACCGAGCGCGTCAATGTCAAAACTTCGGACTCTGTTGGGATGGTCTCACCATAACGCCCACACCGCCCAAAAAGATGTTGAGGATCTTGTCAAGTTGTACAAACTATGTGTCCACACCACCATTGGATCATCATTGGATTTGGAGGCGCTGGAGGCCAATGTGGACGTGGTCAAACGTCGAGGGGATGATCATATGTATATCACCATCAACGAGATTGAATCACTCATCAAAATGATCAAAATCCTAGACAAAAACGCGACACTTTGATCAATACTTTGATGTTTTGTCTGTTTTCTTCTTCTTGGCGGCTTGGCTTGCTTTGATGGCCAATAGTTGTCTCATGGCCGCTCGTTTGGTTCGATGGACCGTTGGAGTGTTCTCGACTCTATAACCACCGGGGACTCTCAATATTGGCATATCATACTATCCGTTGGAATCGCGCTTTTATATCTTCAACCACTTTGGTGACGATGTCTAGTTTTTGTTCCAACAGTGACATCCGTTTGTCCAAATCGGTGATCTCTTTGACAATCTCGACTCTCATGGCGTCCTCACGCGCTTGGAGATCCGCAATAACCTTGTCATATCGGTCTCGCAACTCCTTTTCTCTCGCCTCTTGTTTGGCCTCACGTTCATCCGCTCTTTTGCGTTGCTCCATGTATTGCCAATATAAGAAGATACCAAAGGCGACATTTGAGCCGCCATTCATCATGAGATGTATGATATCCTGTTCCATCTTACAACTCGCGGATCAATGGCTCGATTTTCTCTGGGATGTCCAACAGGTTGTCGAGGATGATTTGTTGACGTTCTTCTTTTGTGATCTTCTCACCACCATCACTATCCTTGTCTTTGGCCTCGATGATGTCATCCACCAGCGCCCAAACTATTGGCTGGATGGCTTTGAGAATAGCGGCCACAATTTTGATCTTCTTCCAGTCCATATCATTCCTCCAGATATGATTTGATACCCACCGCCAATGAGAGTCCAACCAACTCACATCCATGGTGGGTCTTTAATTCGTTGTGAGATTCACAATCAATGAAAAACGGCTCAAAACATACCGCCACCGGCGCGCCAACTCCTTTGATGGTGTTGTAAGCGTGTTTTGTCCAATCGTTTGGACTCGCGGCGATGGATTTGGTTTTGTTGTGGAGTGGATCACACCATTGGTGGAGTCGAGCGTTGATATGTTTGGCCAAATCACGTCCACTCGATGATCGGTGGTCGTAAAATGTCGCGCCATAGTCTCCACCACCGGCGTTGATGTGACACGCCACATAAACCGATTTGTCATGGCCTTGAGCGTACTTGTTTACACGATCATGTCGATCACTGTACCAACCATCACTCAACACACACACATCAATCCCGGCCTCTCTCAACTTCCACTCACAATGATGAATATATTGGGCTGTCAACCACGTCTCATGGACACCATCATTGGAGGCGCCACAATCATCCCATCGTTTTGGTTTTCCATGGTGTTGTCGGTCGAGAAAAACTATCATACTGTTGAGTATACTCCAAAACGAGTCAATGGTCACCCACTATGACACCCAATGTCATTGTCGTGGATTCATCTCGAACGCCAACTCCCAGCGCCATCGAGTCTCCAACCATCGCCGGGATATGATGACCATTTTGTGATTGGTGAGATATATTTTGGGGACTGTGACATCCAAAACATCACCCACCTGGAGCCATCCCAACTCCATATCCACATCCACCTCGATGGTGTTGATTGGGAGACATTTGGACCGGACCATATCCATCGCCACTTTGATCGCGGTGTCTCGGTCATAGATGTAATCACTGTCCATGGCCGCCGGCTTTTTTCCATATCGGTTGATTGATAGGATTGAATAGTCACTCACGACATCATATTCCTCGGACTCGATGTTGGTGATCCGTATCATTGACGAGTATGATTGATCAAATCCACGTTTTCCCCATCTCAACGTCAACTCATTGACCAAATCTGAAGTGGATCGGATCGTGTTGATTGGGGAGACTTGAGTGACGTTGGAATCGTCATCAACTGTGATGGCCGCTGTGGATGTCACGTGAGTGAGCGCCCACATCTGGATCAATACCGGTCTCAATCCCTTTGGACCCATACGAATGGCGATTGGTAAAAATGGGAGGATGTTCCCATTGAGCCACTCAAAAGCGGTCATTTTGGGATCGTTGATGTATCCCTCGAAATTGTATTGATTGAGTATTGGAGCGAGATTGGCCCACGCGCCATCATCCACTCGTTGTCCACTTCTTTGGAGCGCCCAACGACATATATCTCCAGC